GGTCCCTTGCTAGTTTGTTTTGCAGTCATTATATCGTAAAGAGGAGGAGCCTTGTATTTTTCTCCTACTGACTTAAAAAATTTTATAAAAGAATTATAGTTATCTTGATACTCAGGTAGTGATGTATGATAGTCATCTAAACTAGGAGAGTTTCTATAGAATAAAAATGAGTCCATGTGTGGAAACATATATTCATGTTGATATACTCCATAACTAGATAAACTATTTACTACTTGTTTTACTTCTTTAGTAAGTTGCACCTTTACCTCTCATAAATCCTACTACTATATCTCTTTTGCCCCACTCTAACGGTGTGCTTTCATGCTCGTGTATGCTTGTAAAAATAGTTAGACTTCCCTTTTTTCTCATCGTTGGGAAACTATGTCTAAAATTTTCTCTCACTTTCATACTATCTGGTAAAAAATTACTGTCCATGTATACATCTGGAACAGTATAACTTTCTACTATCTCTAAGTCTCCACCACCATATTCTTCGGAGTGGCTCAATTGTATACTTAAACTTATCTTTCTTACTGTTTTACTAGACATCGCCTCTAAACTAGGTCTATGGTCTCGATGAGGTCTAAAAAACATACCTTTTTCATCATATCTAACCATATTTATCTCATGCCATTTTCTATCTTGATGTAAATGAAATTTATATGTCTTATTATTATATAAATTAACTGCTTTTATAAGTCTTTCATAGAAAGGGAAAGTAATACTACTTCTCTTTTTACACTTCCTAATCTTACTGTTATAACCTGAGTATCTTGTTGCTGCATACTTCCACGGCATATGCTTATTTGTTTCAAATAAACTATCACATTCTTCTTCTGTTAAGAAGTCTGGCATATGACCAACAATATCATGGTTTTTATACTTACTCACTAATAATTTCATTGTTAATTACTCCGTCTTGCAAGATAAGTTGGTAAGCATGAGCCCACTCTACATTCTCAGCAATGATACAAGTTATAGTATCATAACCTAAGTTTCTAGCTATTCTTAATCTTTGGTTGCCTGTATAGGCGAGGAGGGGGTAGGATTTTAACCAAGATTGATGATTTTTAACACCTCTTTGTGATGCCCACCAATTTGGATAGGTATTTGGTATCACAATGATTGGGTCTATCAATCCTACTTCATTGAATGAATTTGCAAGAGATTTTTGAACTCTATCATGTTTAACTGCTCTGCATATCAATGGTATAGCGGCATCCATTGGATTAAAGGTTTCAGTCTTTAGTCCGTCTGGTGTCATTAAATATGTAGTTATTGGACTACTGTTCTTTGCTATTAACCTTCTCGGCTGTGGCTCTTCCAATTTCCTCCCTTGCTAGTTGTTTAATTGTTTCTAATAATCGAGGGTAACTTTCGAACTTTTCAATGTCCTTTGCTGGATGAGCAATCTGCTCTAACTTGTCTACCCTTTCTTCTAATTCTTCTAACCATTCTTCGTTTTCTTCGAATCGGTCTTGTGCTGGTTCATTTTTATCAAACCATTTTGAGTGATTGTTCATCACTCGCCGCCATTGTAACATTTCCCAGAACTTACCCAACATATCTAATAATCTCTTTTGCTTTGTTCCATTCATTCAAATTCTTACTTGGAATAGATATTTCAAATACAAATCTTGGTGTATATAGTCCTGTGTTTCTATCTGCTAACCATTGTGTTCCTGTCATTTCCCCTGCTAATATTGTCCAGTTGTTTCCTTGATGTTGGTCTGGAATTTTCTTCATCTGCCCATTTTCTAACCAATGGGTCACTCCAGTGCTTCTGTTGTATATAAATCTTATAAACTTTCTTTTCTTTAAATGACTATTGTTCCATGCTGTCCAGCCCCATTTCTTTGGTTGAACTGCTAGTTCACTTACATACCAATTTTTTGTATTAGTATTTAACTTCATTGCCCCCATAAATGCTTGAACTGTATCATGTAGTTCTGCTGAGGGGTATCTTCCTGTATAATCTATTGTATTTGTTCTGTCTACAGTAGGAGTTGTCATTGCCATTTTATCTTGTAGTCTTTTGTAAGATACATCAGGTGCTGGGTGTTTATTATATGTTGCTATTTGTTTGTAGCAAAACATTGCTAAATAGTGTAATTTAGCTTCTATCTGCTTATTGTTTAGTGTTACTTTCTCCATTGCTTAAATCCGCTGTCGTAACCTCTCGGTAATATACTACGACATCTTTGAGTTCTGTAATGTATCTTTTTAGTTCTTGCATATTATATGCCATTAACTCATAATCTGGTATGGTCATAGCAAGAAATACTAACTCCCCTTCTTGTGCTTCTATAACTGCAAACTGCTCTTCAAAGTTCTCTGGTGTAATAGTTAACCATTGAACTGTTTTTAAGTCTATCTCACGAGGCATGATAGGTTGAACTATTGTTCTCTCTATCGGTTTTGCACTAACCTCTAATGTCCTCGTTGGTAGGAGGCTGCAGTTGGAGACCATCGTCAAGGTCATCAACAATATTGCTGAGTTCTTCGATGTCTTCCATAATGTGTTTTGTTCCATTGTTTATCTTCCTTTGCATCTCAACTGGGTCGCCCATTATTTTGGCACTCAGTTCGTAGTTTCTTATAAATTCTGAATATCTATTCAGTTCTCTTTGAGCGGCTTGACTTTTCTTTGTCATCTCGTTCAGTTGTGTCGTTTGTAGGGCAAAATCATTAGCCATTGTGTCTAATGCTTCTTGTTGCGTAGCAACTGCTCCCTCTAATGCTAGATTATTTGCTTTCAGTGTGACATTCTCTTGGTATAACCAATATCCACCTAGTCCTAGCACTATAATAATTCCTATAAAAAATTGGTTCATACTTTTACTAATTCCTCTCCGTCTACTGTGACTAGGCAGGATTCGCACCAACCAAAGTCATCGTGATTGCACTGTCCGTATTTTGCTTTTTTACGCTTATTGCTTTCGTGCATTGTCTTTACCCAAGCATCTGATGTGTCTTGCCACTCTTTTGTATTTTCATACATTCGCAAAGGGTTTCTCATATTTCTTCTATTCTGTAGTTTAATCCTTCAGCACCTCGGACTTCAATCGTATCTCCTTCCTCGGTTTTAAACTTTAGGTATTTTTCTTGTTTTGCGTAAAATTTACGAACTATATAAGTCGTATCATCAGCGTCTCCGAATATGGCATTATAACTAACAGTTAACTTATATGTTGGAAAGAAATACCTCAGTAATTTATAATAAAAGTCTTTCACTTCCATTCCTTGCCACAGAACATATCTGCTTCGGCTTGCCTCCTGCGAGTTAATCCTTCAAGCACTTTACCCCCTGCTTTATTCCATCTAAGCATTTGATTTGGTACTTCATCATACTCACCAGCGTTCAACACTTTTAACATCGTACTTGCACTTAGGTTTCCTCCACCTAAATTGTAAGTCCAACTAACAAGTGCGTCAAATTGATTCTGACCTAAAGGCGCTGTTACATATTTATCTACATAGCCTTCATACTCTTCCAATTCAACTTCTAACATATGGTTAGCGTGGCTTTCACTCCACTCGTCTCCTTCTTGCACTCCTTTTGTATGTCCATATCCTATTGTCCATACTCCTGCAGGGCATTTATATGCTTTTAATTCACACCCTTCAAAGTGTTTAATTAAATCTATTCCATATTGTGATGTTTTCATTTGTTCTCCGTTAGTGAGGGGTTTTCACACTTGAGAAACACCCCTCGAAACCTTTCTGACAGTATTAAGATAGGACGACTATGCTTTGTGCCATCACACCTCCGAACGCTGTAATGATTAAGGTATTCATTACTAGGTCGCAGAGCGAACCGTCTTCACACATACTATCACGAACTTGCAATATAATTGCTTTCATTTTATTTTATCTCCAAGATTTTCCTCTTAGAATTTGGAGTTCGTGACAGAGTGATTGTCAGTAATCCGTCTTGTAGATTTACTTCTTCTACTTGTAAGTCGGCATTAAGAATAAATCTTCGTTCAAAAGATTTTAGACTTAATCCCTGATGAACAAATCGCTCATCAGAATTTAGTTTCTGTTCTTTTTTACCCTTTAACTGAAGTTCTTCGCCATCAGCGACTATCTCCAGTTCTTCTTTTTGCCACCCTGGTAAAGCAATCTCAATACGATAATTGCCTTTACTTTCGATTATATTATATCTAGGATAACTTGTCTCCGTATATGTTGGGAGCGTTGGCATATCCAAACCAAGCCAAAATTTACTTAAATCTATACTCATTATTTTTCTCCATAATTCCTTTTCAGTAAATACTCACAGTGCCTCTCGGTCACTGCACCAAAATGTAAGTGAAACCCTCCACTTACATACTAATTATATCAATTTTTAACCGTGATGTCAAGAACTATTTTTCATTGTCATCGAAAGTAAGTATTCCTTTCTCTTCCAAATAGTCAATCGTCCCTCTGATTCCGATTTGTTTTCCTGCAATAAAAGAACCAGCACAGGCAAAAATTAAAAATATTAAATAACTTATATCATTTTCATTCATAAATAATATTATACCAACTTTTTCAACTTAAGTCAAGGTAAATTTTATACTTAACTAAAAATAATTCTTGACAACAGGTTAAAATTCGACTATAATATATTATATGAAAAAATTAGTAATAAAAACAGGACTATGGATTTACGAGTGTTGGAGTCTAGTTATGGACGCAAGATACAATCCTTTGAGATACATACCAGACCCAAGTTTACAGACTTACTTCATGCTAGTATTATTTACCATGTGGTCA